TAAAGGCAGCAGACTTGTTGCAAGAATAGGAGACTATGTTGTAAAAGATTCAGTCGGTCGATTAAATGTAGTTCGTAAGAATGACTTTGATCGGCTGTATAAGAAGGAGGAAGCATGAGATATTTTAACGATTATATACGATCCCCAGCACAGACACAGGACAGTATACGAAAGTCCTTGAATCGAGTAGATATTACTAAGAAGGACGAAGAAAAGCAGTACGTCTTTGGATGGGCTAAGATTGCAGTCGATGAGAATGGAAATCAGCTGATTGACCGCCAGAACGATTTAATTGATCCGGAAGAACTAGAACAGACAGCATATACCTATGTAGAGTTCTATCGTGAAGCCGGAGAGATGCACGAGCGAGGCGGTGCAGGCGTTTTAATCGAGAGTATTATATTCACTAAGGAAAAGATGAAAACTCTCGGTATAGAGGAAGGTACGTTGCCTGAAGGCTGGTGGGTTGGTTTCCACATCACAGACGATGAGGTCTGGGCAAAGATTAAGGACGGAACTTATACGATGTTCAGTATTGAGGGCAAAGCGAAACGTATTGAAGTCGAGGAGGGAGAATGATGGACAAATATATCGGTGCAAAATTGATTCAGGCAGAACCAGAAAGAAATCCGATCACAAAGGAAATCACAGGATACAAGGTTGTATACCCAGATGGGTACGAATCATGGTCTCCGAAAGATGTTTTTGAAAAAGCATATATGAAAGTGGATGATAATAAAAATCTTCCATCTGGAGTAAGTATCGGGCCAGAAATGGTCGATGATTTTATTGCATCTACGGAGACAATCACGATGGGAGAGACAACAACAGTTGTTCGTTGTGTGCTTCGAAATGGTTTTGATATCGTGGAATCATCTTCGTGTGTTGATCCAAAGAATTACGATGAAAAGATCGGCAAAGATATTTGCATGGGAAGTATCAAAAACAAGATCTGGGAACTGTTAGGATTTTTGCTGCAACAGGCGTGGCAAGGAATTAACTAGGAGATGATCGCATTCTTAAGATTAAGAAATCACACCGACAGGATGAATGGATCGTGTACAATCCTGATTGCTTTGAATTGCACCATACGCACTGTAGGAATAAAAGAGTTGCGATTACAATTAAGAAGAATGTGGAACGTAGAAGGGTTCCAACATCCAGAAATCTAAGAACCTTGGAAAGTCACATAAGACTGACAGGGAATAAGAACTATAAAAGAAAGATTCAGAATATCATTGAGGAAGTGAAATCTGAAATGAGAAACTGAAATTTATTCTAAAATTAAGTGAAATCTGAAATGAAAATAGACCATTTTGTAAAAAATGCAAATTGGTCTATTTTTTGTGTTTGAAAATGCACTTTGCGTTTTTGAAACTCGAAAAAGTGTCGTTAGAAAGGAGGAAACATGAAAACAAAAGGAAAGACAAAGCTGGAAGATCTGGAAGTAAAAAAGATCGATGCAGTAGATATCGGAGCAGATCAGAAAGCAAATATTCTGATTAAAAAGAGAGGAGGTACAGAAGAGCCGAAGGGAAACTTTTTCAAGAGATTCTTTAATGCGTTTTGTGACAGCTTAGGAGTAAATTCAGAAGATGTCAGAAAGTCCATGGAAGATGAAGCAACATCCTTTGATGATGTAATGAACGAAAAAAAGATCTATGACGTAAGGAATCAGATCTGGAATGCTTGTAACTCTCTGGAACAGTCGATCGTGTCAATCTTACTCGATAAAGAGTGTGAGGATAAACAGGCAGCAATCGCACAGAGCATTGATCAGTTTAAGGCATTTTCGGATGATGCATCCAAGTCTTGGATCAAATTAGAACGTGCAGCAACAGACAAAGAAGATACTGTTGTTGCAGATGACTTTGAGATCGCAAAAATGCAAGAAGTCATTGAAAAATCTTGTGATCCAGAAACTATTAACAAAGAAAAAAAAGAAAAGGAGAATGAAATGGCATTTGATATTTCAAATATGACAGAGGAAGAAAAGAAAGAAGCATTAAAAGCATTACAGGATGATGCAAATGCAAAAAAAGAGGATACTGCAAAAAGAGCTGATATTGATGGACAGGTTCAGGAAGCAGTGAATAAAGCATTGGAAGGTGTTACAAAGAACTTCACTTCTATGATGGAAAAGATCATGGAACCAATCCAGAAGAGAGCAGAGGAAGCAGAACAGAAGTCCTTAGAAGAAGTTGCTAAGAAATATGAAATCTTAGGAACAAAAGCAGAGGACTTAGTTCCAGTTCTGAAATCCATGAAAGCAACATCCGATGAAGCGTATAACAACTTCATTGCATCCATGGATAACAACCTTGCGGTAATTAAGAAATCGGGTCTGTTTGAGGAAATCGGTAAATCTGGTGGAGCTCACACAGGAAATGACGATACAGAAGGTGTTGCAAAGATGAACGCAAAGGTAGCAGAGATCAAAAAGTCTATGCCAAACCTTACTGATGCACAGGCACAGGATATCGTTATGCAGAATGATCCTGAATTAAGAGCAATGTTCGATAAATAAGAAAGGAGGTACAGAGAAGATGGCAAACAGAACATATGAATACAATCCAACTGGTGGAAGCCCAGTGATCAATGTTACAGCTGGAGCAGAACTCAAAACAGCCGTAGCAGTTTTATTAACAAAAGATGGAGCGAAACTCCCTGAAGCCGGAAAGAAAGCAACAGGAATTGTGCTTCTTGGAGATGAAACAGCATCCAAAGGCGATGATATTACTGTTCAGATCAGAAATCAGGGCATGTGGACCGCTGGTGCAGCGTTTGATTCTGGAGATTTCCTTGCTGTTGATGAAGAGGGATTATGCCAGAAGGCAACAACAGGGCAGTACATCTTAGCTATGGCACTGACACCAGCGACAGCAAAAGGAGACATCGTAAACGTTGCGATCATCCATGCTGGATATGAAGCATAAATAAAGGAGGAATGAAATAAATGAACACAGGACATAACAACGCAGCAGCAATCGCAGTTGATATTGCGAAAGGATGGAAACCTAACTATTACTTAACAAATATGGCAATGTCATATTTTCAGGCACCGGGAATGAATGTTGCACCAAGTATCTTTCCGATCCTACCAGTGCAGGCAAGTACAGGAAATTACTATATTTTCAACAAGGAAGAGATTGCAAAAGATCAGGTAAAGAGAAAGCCTAAGTTCGGAGCAGTAGATCCGGCTGTATTCTCTCATTCAGATGATACTTACAAATGTGAGGTAGATCAGATCATCGTCGGAGTAGATAACATCACAGCTCTGGATTACCAGAGAACTGGAGCACCAGCAACGATTGATCCGAGACGTGCAAAGGTAAAACAGGTTTCAGAACAGATGAATCTGCACCTTGATATGGTCTTTGCAAACAAGTTTTTCAATGCTGACGCATGGGCAAATGTTAAGACAGGAGAAGCAACAGCTTCAACATCTAAACAGTTTGTGCATTTTGATGATGCAAACGCGGACATCGTAGGTCAGTTTGATGAGATGAAGAAAGAAATCCTTTTAAACGGACGTAGAATGCCTAACAAATTATGCTTAGGATACAGAGCGTATAAGGCAATCAAAAATCATCCGCAGTTCTTAGAAAGAGTTACAGGTTCAGGGTCAACACCGAATCCAGCACTTGTTAACGAACAGGTAATTGCGGCGGTACTTGGTCTGGAAGAAGTAAAAGTTCTGTATGCAACTTATAATGCAGCAGAAATCGGTCAGAAAGCCGATATGAAATTTGTCTTCGACGATAACAGTGCATTATTAACTTATGCACCGAAAGAAGTAGATCTTGAAGAACCATCTGCCGGATATATTTATACATGGGATATGCTAGGAAACGGTCAATGGATGGCTACATCACAGTATGATGGACCAGGAGGATCACATTCAGAGTTCATCGAAGGGCTTATGGCAACGGATATGAAGAAAACTTCCGATGACCTTGCAACTTTCTTAACAGGATGTGTATCCAAGTAGGAGGTGCTTTATATGAATTATGTTGCATTAAAACCAGTAAACTTTGGTGGAAAGCGGTATAAGATCGGAGAGACTATTCCAGAGGGTGTCGTAGATGAACGACGCTCTCTTTTTTTAAAGAAGTCTGGACACATTGCAGAAGTAGCGAGCGTAAATGGAGCGTATGCAGAGGATTTGAATGTTAACCCTAACACTTTATCAATTCCTTTATTACAATCTAAGCACGAGCTTGCAGTGAACGCACAGCAGTTATTACAGTTCTTTGCCACAATTCAGAAAACAATGGAAGAGGCAAAAATTGAGATTGCGACCATGACAGAGGAAGATGCACCGGTCTTACAGCTGTTACATGAGATTGATTCGAGAAAAGGAATCAAGGCAGCAGTTGAAACAAGACTTGCCGATCTTTCCGTAGATTCCGATATTAATCCGGAAGAAACCGAAGAACCAGAAGAACAGCCGGAAGGTGGCGAGGAGAATGACGTATAACTATTTTCCAGAAGATATCAATTCCGATGATGTTATGAAAATGCGGTTTGAATTGGCGGATACTGATGTATCCAAAGATGAAATGTCAGCTGCACTTTCCGATGAAGAGATCACAGCTGTATTAGAGCAGTATCCAGACAATTTTAAGATGGCAAAACTGAAATTGCTAGAACATATGATGTTCAAATACGGACAGGACGTAGACAACAGTGTTGGTCCTGTCTCTTTTAATTTTGGTAATCGAATGAATTTCTGGAAACAGCTTTATGATGATCTGAAAAAAGAAATTGCATCTTCCAGTGTTGGAATCAAGCCGTAT